ATATGGTATGATAGTGATATAAAAGAAAGAGATGCTAATGGCAGAACTAGATCAGGAATGTATTCTTATTTTACTCCAGCATATGATGGTTATGAGGGGTTTATAGATGAATACGGGTTTTCTGTTGTGGATACACCAACAAAAGAGCAAGCTAAGTTTATAGGTAAAAATATAGGGGCTAAGGAATATTTACAGAACATAAGGGATGCTTATCAAGGGAATACAACTAAGCTTTCTGAGGAAAAAAGACAGAGACCTTTCACTATAGATGAAGCTTTTAGAAGTGACTCTAGATATAGCCCTTTTGATGTTGAGAGAATATATCAGCAGATGGATTACAACGAAGAAGCTAGAGGGTTAATTGTAAAAGGAGACTTTATATGGAGAGGGGGAGAGAAAGATACAGAGGTTTTGTGGAATCCAGGATCTCAAGGAAGGTGGAGAATATCTTGGATACCGCCAGAAGAGAGGAGAAATAATATAAAAATGATATATAGTAAGAGGTCTCCCGGAAATGATACAGAAATGGTTGCTGGATGTGACCCTTATGACCACGATACAACTACCGATGGTAGAAGATCTGATGCTGCGTGCTATGTTTATAAAAAATTTAGTATGATGGATGACTTTTCTAGTCAGTTTGTTTGTGAATATATAGCTAGACCTCCTAAGGCAGAAATGTTTTATGAGGATGTTTTAAAGACTTGTGTTTTTTATGGCTGTCCAATATTAATAGAGAATAATAAAGTGGGTATAATAAAATATTTTGAAAGAAGAGGTTATTATAATTATTTAATGGATAGACCGGAGTCTACACATACAGAAAGTTCAAGAAAACAAAAAACAAAAGGAATACCTTCCACTGGTGTTGCGGTGTTGAATGCTCAAACAGAGGCTGTTGCTAGCTATGTTTATGATTATATAGGTATGAATAATGAAACCGGAGAAATGGGTAGATGCTACTTTAATAGACTATTGGATGATTGGAGTAGGTTTGAACCATCTAACAGAACAAAATACGATGCTACAGTTGCTTCAAGCTTAGCTCTTTTAGCGTCACAAAAACATGTAATACAAAAGAAAATTCCAAAAATAAACCTTAACTTTGTGAAAAAATATAGGAATATAGGATTAATGTCTAAGAAAATATAGATGAAAAAACAATTTGAATTAATAGGGGGCTATCCTACAGTCTTCGCCACGAATGAAGAAAAAGGTACAAAAGAATATGGTCTCCAATATTTTAAAACCATGTATTCTGATTGGAAGAATAATACTGATTTAGCTTATCAAGATAGAAAAAGAAGCTTTAGCAGAATGAGATCGTATGCCGAAGGAACTCAAAGTGTCGCTAAATATAAAGACTTATTAGATGTTGAGGGAGACTCTTCTTATATGAATATAGACTGGACTCCGGTTTCTATAATACCTAAATTTGTAGATGTTATTTGTGGAGACATGACAAACAGGGAGTTTGCTATTAAGGCTAATGCTATTGATAAACTATCTATAAACGAAAAAAGTAAAGCTACAAGAGAGCTTATTGCTGACATGATGAATGCTCCACTTAGAAGAGAGGTTTCTAAAATATCCGGAATTGACTACAATAAACAAGGGCATATACCTGAGAATATGGAGGAAATAGCTTTGTTTATGTCTTTAAATTACAAGCAGGCTCATGAGCTTTCTATGGAAAAGGGTATAGAATTTATTCTACAGCAAAATGATTTTGATGAAATAAAAAAGAAATGTATAAGAGACTTAGTTGTTGTTGGAACAGCTGGGTTAAAAACATACATAGACCCATCAGAGGGTATAAAGATAAAGTATGTTGATCCTACAAATTTAATAACATCACATTCTCAATCTTCAGATTATAGAAGTATACAACATGCTGGAGAGATTTATACAGTAACAATAGGCGAGCTCAAGAAAATGGCTGGAGATCAATTTACTGATGAAGAATATGAGGACATAGCTAAAAATCATGGCAAAAAGAGTCAGGAGAATGATAATTTATTTGGAAGAGCTTTTTCTAATTACGGTTCTTATTCAAATGAGTATGATGCTTTTTCTATTCAAATAATGGATGCTGAATTTTTATCTACTAATGATTTAAATTATGAAAAGAAAGAAAACGCTTTTGGTGGATATTCTGTTAGTAAAAGAAAAAGCGGATATAAACCACCTAAAAAATCTAAATACAAAAGAGAAAAAATAAGTAACACAGTTAAAGTTGTTTACTCAGGAAAATATATTGTTGGCACAGATTATATGTTTGATTATGGATTATCTAAAAATATGTCTAGACCTAAATCTAATTTAACAGAGACAAGATTGTCTTATATAATATATAGTCCCAACTTAAATAATATGAGAAATGTTTCTTTGGTTCAGAGAATGATTCCTTTTGCTGATCAGATACAGTTAGCTCATTTAAAAATGCAACAGGTTATGGCTAAGGCTAGACCTAAGGGGGCTGCTTTTGAAATAGGTTCTCTAGAAAACGTGTCTAAGGGAGATGGGGGGACATTTACGCCTTTAGAGCTTCAAGAAATTTATGATCAAACAGGTAATATATATTACAGAAGGGTTGATGATGAAGGCTTAGCCTCCAACACTGTTCCTATACAGGAATTAGAAAATGGTATAGGGAGAGATATGATGCAACTTATACAAATATATCAGCATAATTTAAATATGATTCGTGATGTGACAGGTGTTAATGAAGCTAGAGATGGTGCCAAACCTTCTAGTGAAGCTTTAGTTGGTATTCAAAAAATGCAGTTGATGGCTTCTAATAACGCTACTAGATCTATAGACGATGGGTTTAATAAGGTAGTTGAAAATTTAGCTAAGTCTTTAGCTATGAAGTTGCAAGATGTTGTAGAGTATGATAAGCCTTTAAAGGGATATATATCAGCTCTGGGTAATTCTGTTATGAAAACTATAGAAATAAATAAAGATATATCGCTACATGATTTTGGTATAGCTATAGAGGTGGCTCCTGATGAGGAGGAAAAAGCTAAATTAGAGCAAGCTATCCAAGTGTCTTTAGCTCAAAAGGAGTTAAGATTGGAGGATGCTATGGCCGTTAGAAATATTAATAATCCTAAGTTGGGGTCACAAATGTTAATGTTAAGAAGAAAGAAATATCAAGCAGAACAAATGCAAATGGCACAAGCACAGTCTCAAGCTAACTCTCAACAGCAACAACAATCGGCTGCTATGACTGCACAATTAAAAGGACAAGAATTACAAATGCAGGCTCAAATAGAATCTAAAATGAAAGAGATGGATGCTCAGTTTGAAATGCAGAAAATGCAGATGGAGTTCCAGATGAAGAATCAGTTTGAGGAAGCGGTTCACGCAAGAAGGTTAAAAGAAATAGAAGCGGGCAATATAGGTAAGGTTGCAGCAAATCAAGCTCAAGGCGAGTCTAGAGAGAAAACTGTGGCTAAAAGTGCTCATTATCAATCTAAAATGATAGAACAGAGAAAGGGTAATGAAGAACCTATAAGCGATCCAGACATGGAAATAAATGTGTAAAAAAAATAAAAAAAACTTATGGATAATTTGATTATATCTGTAAATGTTATATTTTTGCAAAAAAGAGTTTTAATTTAATACAATATATTATGGCAGATGAAATGGGAGCAATCTTCGCTGAGCAATTAGGCGGAGAAGTAGTACCAAGTGATAATTCAGCACAGGAATCAATGGTTGTAGATTTATCTACTCCTGAGCCAGCAGCTGAAACACCAACTTCAAATGAAGCACCAGCTTCTAGTGAAGTGAAAGAAGTTACTACTACAGAAGCTCCAAAAGAAAATAAATCAAATGAAACTTCTACTAGAAGTTCTACGCATACTAATCCGGAAGTGGATAGCTTCGAGAAAAATATGCAGAATAAAGGAGAGGGTTCAAATGATAACAATAACAATCGTTCTTTAAATAATGAATCTAGTGATCAACCTAAACAAGAGGTTAAATCCACTGTAAGTGCAGAAGAGAATAGACAGAATTTTATAAAATATGTAAACGATCAGTTTAAAACAGATTTTGATTCTATAGATTCTTTTAATGATGCCTTAAATAGCAAAAAACCATCCTTCGCTAACGAGCAGATAGAGAAGATGAATACATTTGTTAATGATACAGGCAGGAGTGTAGTGGACTACATAAGGACTCAAATTGTTGATTATTCTAAAATGTCTAATGAAGATGTTATGAAGCTTTCTATTAAGCAAAATAACCCTGAATTAACTACAGAGGAGGTTAATGTTTTAATTGACTCTAAGTATAAGATAGATAAGGATAAGCACAGTAAGTCTGATCAAACTCTTGGTAAGATTGAGATGAAGAAAGACGTTTCTAAAGCTCGTAAAGCTCTTCTTGAGATGCAGGAAAAATATAGAATGCCTGTTGAAAATAAAGATACCTCTGCTGAGGATCAAGCAAGTAGAGATGAGTGGGTTAAGAATATGTCTTCTGAAGTGGGTGATGTTGATTCAATAACATTTGATGTTAATGATTCTGGAGAGCAATTTACTTTCTCTTTGACAGATGACCATAGAAAAGGTTTGGTGGATGCAAATTCTAACTTAAACAATTTCTTTGATCAATATGTGGGAGAAGATGGTAATTGGAATTTTGATAAGTTAAACACTGATATGTTTGTGTTAAGAAATTTTCAAGACATAATAAGAAGTGTAGCTAATCAATATAAGTCTAAGGGAACCGAACAGGTAGTAAAGGATATTAAAAATCCTTCGTTTAATAACGAACCTAGACAAACTTCTGGAAACAAAAAGTCAGTTATGCAAGAATTAGATGATATTATACATGGTGAGAGCGGTGGTTTACAAATTGGATAATTAATAATATAAAAAATAATTTTAAAAATAATAAAAAATGGCTACAGTAAGTTATACAGGTGCGTTAACGCCTACAGCTGCTCAAGTTGCTACTACAGAGAATTACGTTAGTTCTCTGACAACAACTTCTGGGGAGTTACATAAGCGTGATGTATCAGAAAAATTAATAAAAAGATATGGAGATCAAGGTATTACTGGTCTTCTAGAGTTAATGGGATCTAAGGCTCCTGTTTCTCAAACAGCTTTTGAACATTATGAGGAAGCTTTCCGACATAATGATATGACAGTTACAGTTCAGTCTGATGGTAATGCAGGTGCTGCGGCAGCTGGTACAGATGCTATTGACGTTGCTATAACTGACAATTTAGATGCTAACAGTTTTGATAATGATCACCCAGTAAGAGTTGGGGATATTGTTTTATTTGCAGATGGCGATATGGGTTATGTAACAGTAGTTACTCCACCTAACGCTATTGATCCTATTACAATACTTCCACTTACAACGTGGGGATCAGCAAAAACAGCTAGTGCTGCATATGAAATGTCTATTATAGGTAATGCTTATCCTGAATCATCAGGACAACCAGGATCTTTATTGCCAATATTACATGAATACGAAAACAACGTGATGATTATGAAAGAATCATTTGAAGTTTCAGGTACTGAAGCTACAAACGTAGTTTATGTAAAAGTTGATAATGAAAAAATGGGATCAGGTTATCTTTGGTATTTAAAGGGTGAGGCTGATACTTATAAGAGATTTATGGATTATTGCGAATTGCAAATGATTTTAGGTAGAAAAATTAGCAACGGTACGTTGACTGGTTCTTCTGCTACTATTGATGGAACATCTGAATCTTTAGCTACTCTTAGAAGTACAGAAGGTTTATTTGACTTTGTTGCTAATTCGGGACAATCAATGGACTTAGGATCTGCTGCAATTACAATGGCGGACTTTGATAATATTGTTAAGTCTTTAGATAAATACCGAGGTGCAAAAGAAATGGCTATGTACGCTGGTATCAATTTATCTTTAGATATTGATGATTTATTAGCTGCTCAAGGTGCTTATGCTGCTGGTGGTGCTAACTTTGGTACTTTCCAGAATAATA